TTTCACGTGCTTCTTTTTGTTCTTGAAGCCACTCATCATAAGCTTGATCCATACCTCTGATATAACCCTCTATGTATGCAACAGATAGGTGTAAAGGTATATCTGGATTAGTTGTATCACTTTTGCAATAGTTCATCACGTTTGTGAAATGTTTCATAAAAGTTAGAGATTTAGCTGGGCTTGCCATTCTTTGCCCTTCTTTTCTTTGATTCCTGTTCTATTAGTTTCGATATAAACCCACCCATTGTGCAATAATCCTTTTCAGCCATGGGTCTTGCTTTGTTATATACCTCGACTTTAATGGCAACAGATTTGTACTTATTAGCATCCATTAAATAACTCCTGTTATAGTTAATATTAAGTAGGACATAATGCTTAACCCTATTACTAAACGAAATTTTAGAATGACTAGCATTACAAACATCATTATAATTGATAGATATATCATGTCCTAAGTTCTTATGAATATATAAGATTTTATACGGTTATGTCAAGGAGATTAGATGTTAAAATGGTTCTTAGTTGGTTGGGTGTGCGTGACAGTGAATACTGAGAATAAATGTTTGCGCATGGCATCAGAGGTATCTCACCCAACTCTTGAGGAATGTCAACAATATTACAGTATTTTTCACGAAGAATTTTTAAAAAAACCTTTTATAACTAGTGTTGATTTTCATTGTGTAGAGGCATCTATTTTAGAGGATTTGATTTAAACATCAAAATCTGCTTCAAATTCTACATTAGGATCTTTTTCAATTGGTATAAATACAGTCTTACCATTAGTTCTTTTCTCGAAGGTATTACGACAAAGTAGACAAAAATACTGTTCTTTTTTAACTTTAAACATAGGCACCACTACATGTTCGAACGAACAACTTGGGCATAAAGTTGCTTTTACTTCGCTTGTCCCCATGACGGACCTTCCTCAACATCAAGTTTGACGGGCACTTCGAGTTCTACTGCATTTTTCATAATCTCAAGTATTCTATCTTTTTCCACTTCGTCTTCAAATGAACAATCCAACTCGTCATGTACTTGTATGTGAGGTATGATACCCTCGTCATGTAGGTCTGCCATAGCCTTTTTGGTCATGTCAGCGGCAGATCCTTGAATAATTTTGTTTAATGCTTTGTATGTAAACGCACGGCGTATTTGTTTGCCATGCTCACGCTCTGCTTCATCTCTGGGCAGTGGTCGGTGAACCCCGTAACGTGAGGGTTCCCACAAGTCAAATCGACACTTACGCCCTAACAAAGTTCTAACGTGTCCTACATCAGCAGCTTTCTTCATCGTGCGCTCAATCATTTCTTTTACAAAAGGTACACGACTGTGATACTTCTCAAATAGATCTTCGGCTTGACCTGGTGATAGTCCTAGCTCACTAGATAACTTACCTTTACCCATGCCATAGAATAAGCCTAGATTAATTGTTTTAGCTTTCTTACGATCTATCTTAGCCATTTCAGATACCATTGTATGAAAGTCTGTGTTAGGATTATCATGGTATGCGCTGACAAACTCATCAGCACCTCGCAACCCACCAGCTGTTAGGCTGGCAAGATGCACTACGAGACGAGGTTCTTGTTGAGAATAGTCAAACGCACCCCACGATTTCCCTTCCTCAGGTTTAAAGATCGAGCGTATCATCGATCCCAAAACAGGGGATGCGGGAACTTGTTGAAGATTCGGTGTATTGTAGCTAAGCCTACCAGTGACTGTGCCACCACCATCTCCTCTTAACTGGTTTATTTCTGCATGTATTCTGCCCTTATGTTCATGCTTTAAAATTGTATCAATAAATGTAGTACGGGCTTTGTTAAACTCTCTGGCCTGAGCTATTGATTGCACCAGCGGATGCTCATGTGTTCTTAAAAAGGACTTATCAAATTTAGGAGCACCTGTTAGCTCTGTTCTAGCATAAGGTAATTGTAGTGCATCAAACATCTTAGATATGGATTTAGCTTCCCAAACATTAACCGCAATGCCGGTTTCTTTTTTTATTTTCTTAAGATGACTGTTCTCTTTCTTTAGTAACTCCTGCTTTGACTGCTCTGCTTGATCTATGTCAACTCTCACTCCAGCCGCTTTCATATCTATCAGCACCGGTAAAACCCTGTGTTCTAATTCATTTATGTGCTCTAAGTCTTGAGCACGAATTTCTCTCATAAATACATCAAACAACTTCAGAGCTAGTTCTGCGTCCTGTTCTGCATACGGGCCCACATACATGGGTGGCAGTCGCCACATGTCATTTTTTGCATCTACGCCCCATTCCTTGGCAGCTTGATATAATAATGTTTCTGATTTCTTTTCACCCAGATAATCTTTAGCTAACTCATTAAGAGAGTATCGCATCCTGTTCTCATCAAGTATGGGTGCCATCAGCATGGTGTCCCAAATTTTGCATTTAATATCCATCC